CAGGTATCTTCTCAAGCGCACCCAGCTCGAGCTGTGGACCTCGTATTGGTGGCCGACGCTCAGGATTCGCGGCGGTGTCGCGATGGTCCCCGGTCAGTACATTTACGACTACCCTTCCGGATTTAGTTTCGATCAGGTGCGCGAGGCATGGGCCGGCGCGTCGACGTCGATCGCGCCTATCGCTTACGGGATCGGCGAAGACCTGATCGGAACGGGCGGGGTCAATTATCAAAGCGGCGATCCGCCGCAAGCCTGGATGGCGGAGGGCGAGCAGTTCCGCGTTTGGCCGACGCCTTTGTCCGCGAATGTCTACGGGGTCAGGTTCATCGGCATGCAGGCGGTCACGCCCTGGGCCAGCGACGACATCCTGTCCACGCTCGACGGCACGGCGATCATATTGTTCACTGCCGCCGAAATCCTCGCGCGCGCCAAGGCCGAAGACGCCGGCATCAAGCTCAAGAAGGCGCAGACCTATCTCAACTCGCTTCTGGGCAACGCCGTCAGCGCCAAACGCAAAGTTTCGACGTTCGGCGCGTTCGCGCAGAGGAGGGCGCCGACGCCGGGCCTCGACTACATCCCCATGTCCAACTGAGGGCGGGCGGCGACATCTATGAGTTATTTAATGATCGACAACTTCGCCGCCGGGCTGGACACCCGCAAAAGCGCGCTTACCAGCGCCGCCGGCACGCTCCAGCGCTTGAACAACGCCGTCATCACGCCCGGCGGCGAGATCGCCAAGCGCAAGGCGTTCGTCCTGGTCGCCAGTCTCGCCGGCACGTTCGGCCTCGCCGCCACCGAATCGGCGCTCTACGCCTTCACCCGCAACGCCCCGCTCACTCCGCCCTCATCGGGGGTGCCCGGCGTGAGCTTGATCTACCAGAACCTCCCGAACGCCGACCCGCAATTGACCCAGACCGACTTCGACACGTTCGACGGCGAGATTTACCTTGCGTGCGTCGACCCGACGCAGGCGTCGGGCCGCGGCAATCCCCACTACTACAAAGGCGTGCTGACCGAGGGGAGCGACCACGGCTATTACGTTCGCACTTACGCGTCGAAGGTTTACAGCGTTGTCGGCAAGAACCTGTTCTTTTCCGCCGGCAACGACGCGACCAACTGGACGACCGGGACCGGCGCGGGCTTCAACAACCTTTCGAGGCAGGACGCCGACGGCGAGAACTTGACGTCGCTGGAAATCTACTACGACAAGCTCTCGATCTTTTCGTCCGAGGCGACGCAGCTTTGGAGCGTCGACCCCGACCCGCTTCAGAACGTGCTCGATCAGGTGCTGCGCGGCGCGGGCAGCACGTCGCCCCTGTCCACGCAGCAATATGGTTCGGGCGACGTGCTCTATCTCGCGCAAAGCGGGATCCGCTCGGTTCGCGCGCGCGACGCCTCGAACGCCGCCGCCGTCAGCGACATCGGTTCGCCGATCGACGGGTTGATTCAAGACGTCTGGTCGCTGAAAGGCTCCACCTATTTCAACTCGGCGGTGGCGCTTCTGGAGCCGATCGTCGGGCGCTTCTGGATGGTCTTCCCCGCCGAGATTTTCGTCCTGTCGCAGTTTCCGGGGCCGAGGATCACCGCCTGGGCGCGTTACACGGTGCCGTTCAACATCAATTACGCGGTCACGTGCGGCGGTCATGTTTTCCTGCGCTCGGGCGACAACCTTTATTGCTACGGCGGCCCCAACGGCGTCACCTACGACAATTGCGGGGTCGAGGTGAGACTGCCCTACCACGACATGGGCAAGCCGGGGACCAACAAGATTTACTCGGCTCTGGATGCGACGGTTTCGGGGGCGTGGACGGTCAAGAACTCGTTCGACTACGGGAACCCCGACGACGAGGAGACGGTGGCGGCGCTCACTTCACCGACCTGGCGCACCGGAAGGTGCGGGTTCGATGGCCAGTCGACGCACTTCTCACTGAGGTTCTACAACAACGACGCGAACCCGGCGCTGATCAGCAACGCCGCCATCCACTACGACTTCGCGGACGAATCATGACGACCTCCATCGTCATCCGCGAGCCCGAGTTCTTCGAGTTCATCATGGTCGCTTCGCGCCTGCGCCACGAGGACGCGCGCGAGCTGAGCCTGACCCGCAAAGACCTCGACCAGCCCACGATTTTGGCGTCGGACGCGTGGGGAGGGTCGGTTTATCGAAGGGTCGCGCTTCTCGACGAGCGTCCTGTGTTTGCTTTTGGCGCGACGCGGGTGAACGACCTTGCGTGCGCCCAGGTTTGGGGTTTTGGCGCTCCCGAGGCGACTCGCCGCGTTATGAGAGCGGTGACGAAAACCGTTCTCCGGTCCATGATCCCCGAGTTGCTTGAAAGAGGATTTTCCGTCGCGCAAGCGCTGGTCAGCCGCGACAACGACTTGTCGAATCGTTGGCTTCGACACTTGGGCTTTTTGCCCGAGGCCATAAGTTCCGGCGTTGGCGGCCGGCATGAGGACGGCCTCGTCCTTCTTGCTGTGACCGCCGAGCGATGCTTGACAATATCCTCAAGGTTGTAGCGCCCGCGACGCCGGCCCGCGCCGCCCTCGTCATGGCGGTGCTCGACCGCACCGATTTTCGCGTTGCGACGAAAGACGACGCGTCTGAGCTGGCGGCGCTCTTCGCGGTGTTCTTCGAGGAAGCCTGCTACCGGGACCGCGGGATTGTTTATTCCAGGGAGCGCGCGCTCCGCTGGCTCGAGGGGGTGCTCGCCAACGGCAAGTGTCCTCATGTCGTCGCGACGGTCGACAACAAGATTGTCGGGGCGTGTTCGTATTCGTTCGACGATACGTTTTGCGTCGAGCCAGTCGCGGTCCTTCACACGGTCTATGTCCTTCGCGAGCACCGCCGCTCCGTCATCGGCCGGATGCTTGTCGTGCTCGCGTGCGACATGGCGAAAAACGATGGCGCTGTTGCGTTTCACGCGCCGCTCGCGTCCGGGATGGTCGAGAGCGTCACTCTCGCCAATCTCTTCGTTCACGCCGGCTTCGACGAGATCGGGAAGATCATGGGCAGGAGGCTTTAACCGTGGGCGGTAAAACTGCGCCAACCAACGACGCCGTCGTCCAGCAGCAGCAGCAGGACGCCACCGACGCCAAGCAGAAGGAAGCCGACCGCCAGGCGCGCATCGACAAGGGCCTCGCCGCGATCAAGGGTGCGTTCCACGGAACGCCGGTGATGAAGACGACGACGAGCCCTTACGACTGGTCGACGTTCAAGGCGCCGGCGGCTGGGGGCTTGACGGACGCGAAGGGAGTTCCGATCGCGAGCGGCGTCCCCCAGGGCTACACCGCTGCGCGCGTTCCGATGGCGCCCGTGTCCGCGAAGCCGGGCGCGCGCGTCCAGGGCGTCCAACGCGCGAGCGTGATCCAGAGCCGGAACCCGACGGGAAGCGGCCGGGGCTACGACAGCGGAGGCGCTTTCACGGCGAACGCCGGGGGCGCTGGCGCCGGCAGCGAGTGGGGGCTCACGGACGCTTCCGGGAAAGCCTATCGTCCTGGCGATGTGTTCGACGTCACCGCCCAGACCGACACCGGCCAGAAGACCGGCGGCTTCGATGACGCTTTTTACAACAAATACAAGCAGTCCGTGCTTAACTATTACATGCCGCAAGTCGCGGACCAGTACAAGGACGCTCGGACTGAATTGACCTACCGCCTTCAGCGCGCCGGCATCGAGGATTCGTCGGCGGCCAACACCGAGGTCGCCAGGCTCTCCAAGCAGAACGACCTGAACCAAGCCAATGTCTACAACCAGGCGGACACGGCGGCGGCCGACCTTCGCTCTCAGGTCGCGGGCGAAGAGTCGAAAGCCACGTCTCAGCTCTACGCCACCGAAGATCCCGACGTCGCCGCGACCCAGGCGACCGACGCGACGCGCAACATCAGCCTTGAACAGCCGAATCTTTCGCCGCTGGCGGGGCTGTTCAACGTCGCGACCGTGGGCGGCGCCAACATCCTCAAGGGCTACAACAACCAAAGACTTCTGGGCCAGCTCAATACCCCGTTGCCGAGCAAGCAAGGCTCGGGGCGATCCGTAGTAGCGTAGGAGCGGCGAGCGATGTGCGATCCAACGGTTATTGCGATCGGCTCGACCGTCGCCGGCATCGCCGGCCAGGCCGCGAACATGATGGGCCAAAGCGCCGCTCAGAATAAGCAGAAGCAGGCTTATGACGAGTGGGC